AATTCCTGCCGACCGACAAAATTCCTCCTACGATAACAAACGTTGTCAAAGTTTGATCATGAAGTAAAAGTCTGATCATGCAGTCAATGTAGCGATCTTGGTTTCGAGCTCGTCGATTCGCGTGATGCACCTCTTCAGAGCTCCGTACATAGACATGGTGATCTGACTGGCGTCCAAAGTGTTGCAATCCGCGAGTCCCATCCAATCGCATTCTACGACGGACTTCGGGAGATATTCTTTGACTTCCTGCGCGATCCACCCCAGTTGCGTCCTGTCTTTACCAGGTACGTTGTCCTTCCATGTGTACCGTTTCAGTTCCAAGTTCCTCACGATATCTTCGCACATTACTACGTTCGCAGGCGTTATGTTCGCCTTCAAACGTCTGTCTGATGTCGAGATCCACGCCGCGGTGCCCGCTTTGAATGCCTCCGTACCAGTCATAACGAACGCCCCGTCTGGTCTTAGGCCAGCTTTGAATCCCTCGTTCACGAGCAGAACCTGCCCCGAATAACCGGTGACGGCGCTCCCTCTGACGTCGTCTGAATTGAGACCGAAGATGGCGGCGTTAGATCCGCGACCGACTATGAGATGGCTGCCTACTACAACGACGTTCGCTATGCTGGTAGGACCGGTTCCTACGAGGGGATTCACGTCTATGTGCTGCCCCATGGTGGTGACGGTGTCGACGGATCTCGTTCCATTCCCGATCAGAATACGGGTGCCGAACGCGTATATGTTCCCAATTTTTGTGGCATTAGTAACGTCCTTTCCTACCCCGGTATATTCTCCTATATATGTGGAGTAGCTGCTGGGTCCGGGAGCCGTGCCAGCTCCTATACAGTTGACATAATCTCCTGATGCAGATGTTCCGGAATTAGTCGCTATTCCTGCACTCGCCCCAATAAATACATAATTGTTGCCGTAAGATTCACCACCACCTGCTCCAAGTCCTATGCATACGCTGTCGAGACCACCTGTACCCGAATATTGCCCTATACAGATGTTGTTAGAGTTAGTAACGACGCCATCGCCAGATAGAGAGCCCAGCAAGATATTGTTTACCCCTGTAGTTAACCTTTGTCCGGCCTGAAATCCGACGAGTATATTTCTTTCTCCTCCCGTTAATCGTTCTCCAGATTCGCCACCGATTAGGGTATTCTGAAGTCCTGAAGTCATAACTCTTCCTGCCTTAGATCCGATGATCGTGTTGTCGGACGAAGTTGTCCACAAAAGATTGCCACTTTGACTGCCGATTACGCTATTGTTGTTTCCAGCCCGGCCGGATTGATAGCCGATAAAGGTGTTCTGTATTCCGCCGCGTATATTTCCTCCAGATTCTGCGCCGATTACGGTATTTCGATCGCCGGACATGATGAGATTTCCTGCGCCGACGCCGACGAGTGTGTTATCCGTAGCGGAGGTCGTCATGGAATTGCCCGCCCAAGTGCCGATAGCTGTATTTCTCGTTCCGGCTGCTCCGCATTCGTACCCCACAAAGGTATTCAGAGTTTCTGTCGTTAGCCCGAATCCTGCCCCCGCCCCCAAAATAGTGTTTTTGTCACCTATGTTTAGCGTGTTTCCTGCGGCAGATCCCACGATTGTATTATCCAAAGCGCCAGTCTGCATCGCATTGCCGGACAAACTCCCGACGACGGTATTTCTGGAACCTCGGCATCCTGCACCGAACCCGATATATGTACTGGAATTGCCAAAAGCTGATCCGTCTCCCGAAAATGCTCCCAAAAATGTATTTCTGTATCCTGATGTCAACGTGTTTCCCGCGTGATATCCCATGCAAGTATTGTCGAAAGATTCAGCAGTCGTGAGCGAAGCGGCGTTACTCCCGATGGCAGTGTTTCTGGAACCGTCTCCACCGCTGTTGTACCCTGCAAACATGTTCGACCCACCGGTGACCAGACCCGTACCGGAAAGAGAACCGAGGATTGTATTTTGTGTACCGGTCTGTAAATTGGCAGCGGCGCCGAATCCGACGACCGTGCTATTATCCCCAGACATCATATTTCCTGAGAGAGCGCCGACGATCGTATTCAACGAACCGCGGTTTCCCGCTGCGAATCCGATGATAGTGCTTAAAGATTCTGTCGTGATACCATATCCGGATTCGCTCCCCAAAAGTGTGTTTTTTGTACCTCGGGTCAACGTGTTCCCTGCCGAGGCACCGGCGATGACGTTATCTTGGGCACCGACGATCATAGAATTGCCCGAAAAAGCTCCAGTTACAGTGTTCCTGGACCCCATGCCGCCGGATCCTACCCCCGCGAAAGTGTTATACGATCCCGACGTGAGATTGTTTGCGCAATGAGTACCGAGCAAAACATTGTTGCTTCCGGCGGTCAATCCGATTCCAGATTCGTGACCGATAACAGTATTATTCAGTGATGCCGGCGTTGTTTTAGTAGCCGCGTTCGATCCCACGACAACATTTTGCGAGCCCCGATTGCCACAGAGAAATCCGATCAGAACATTCAGGTTGCCCGTGGTAATATTGCCGCCTGCCCGCCCTCCTATGACTACATTTTCTCCACCAGTCGTCAGATCTCTTGCGACTTGAAAACCGATCAACGTATTCAAACTAGATTGAGCAGCGAGGCCGGCCTGTACTCCGAACATGCAATTATTAGAACCTGTTGCATTTTTCGCAGCGCCTGCGCCGAAAATCGAATTGAGATTGCCTACGCGAAGTCCGGCGTTCGCACCAAAAATTGCATTATAGTCGCCGGTAGTCGAGAGGCCCGCGTTGTAGCCGAAAATTGCATTAAATTGCCCGATGCTGTCGGCCGATTGAGCTCCGGTGCAAGTATTGTAGCTCCCGGTGTTCACGTTGCCACATTCATAGCCGACAAAAGTATTAAACACTGTGTCGTTTCCGGTTCCGGTGCCGCCTCCGTAACCGGCGTGCGCTCCGACATACGTCGACATACGGCCGCCAGAATAGCCTGATTCGTACCCGACAAAAGTTGAATATAAAGCGTTCCCGGACTGCCAGCCGGCTCTTGCGCCGACAGAAGTCGTTTCGGAAGCGGAATTATCGCCGGATGAACTTCCTTGCATCGCTCTATACCCGATCGCTACGTTCCTACAGTTAGAAAGATACTGCCCAGCTTGCGCGCCGATAAGTACAAGCTCGCATCCGGACGCAAACTGACCGGCGCCAGGTCCGATGATCACGGAATTATTTCCGCCGACCGGCGCTCCGTTTCCACCGTTACCATCGTAGCTCCCGATGATTATAGTGTCTGACACGTTGTTTATATTTGGAGAAGAACCTGCGTTGGTGCCGATGAAAATATTATTGGCGCCCTGGCTATTGTATCTACCCGTGTTCAGTCCCACGTAAACAGACGCATCCATATTATTCGCAAATTGGGCTGATTGTACGCCGATAGCCACAGAATTTGAGGTGTCGTTTGAACCCTCACCGGCCGAGGCACCTACGAAGACGTCGTTCAAAGACATACGAATTGCTTTGCCAGCGTCACATCCAATCATGGTGCTGGCAACAATGTTAAAACCCCAGTAGGCCGCAGCCGCTCCCACGACTGTACATCTCTGCCCAGAGCGAAAACGACCCATCGATTTCCAGCCGATGCTGGTGTTGTACGAAGAATCAGTGAGGTATTGAGAGCTTTCGTATCCTGTAGATGTGCACGCCACTATATTGGCCGCTTTCTCATACACGCCGGTGCCTACTCCTGTCGTCGATTCCGCGTTCTGGATCTGCGCCCCACTGTACGCGCCGGCCAACGTACAGTTTGATATAGACTGCGATGTGACGCAAGAATTGGCTCCGATTCCAGTGTTCCAGCTGGAAGTCGCTCGCGTGCTAGGGAGTCTCACACCGGCGTTGAGGCCCACGTAACTATTTTCATAAGAGTCAACTAAGGAAATGTGATCTAATTGTAGTGAATATGCACCTTTGCCTCCAAGCGTATATTTCTGAAACTGTTTTGAAGGTTGCATTTAGATTATTACATATTTTTAAAAATCAAATTGATCAAAGTGAAAAGCGGACCAAATGTCATATAGCTTACGAGTGATGTTCTCTAGCTTATTCTCTATAACATACGCATAAAAGGCTTTGGACACCTTAAACGTATATGGTTGATGCTTTTTTGTACGCAACCATTTACCGGAAATAAAATTATGTTTGTTGTTTGGGGCGTGATCTTTGCGAAGTTTGTCACTCGCGTCCTTGCCAGATAGATATACCTTGCCGAAGACACAAACGGGGATCGCTTGATGAGCATTTTCTCCGGACATTTTTGCCAGTTGTTCTAGCGTCCTC